GAGCCTGCCAGATACTCGTTAGCCCGCTCGATTTCCCATTCATAGTTCATGTTCGCGGGGCAAGACGTTGCCGCGAACTCTCGATGCAGCCTTACGTTATCGCCTAGCGTAAGCCTGTCCCAACCATAGCGCCTGGCTATCTCTGCCATGAGCTGTGCGCCCATGTCGAGACATTCATACGTCGGTGGGTTGTCCACGGTGCCGACGTGCTCAATCGAGATCGTCTTGCAATTCCACGGCCAATTTCCGACGCTCCATGCCGTATCCGACTCACTCACGTATTGGTGTATCGTACGAGCGCTTACGGCATAGTGCGTGCTCACCTTGCGCGATGAATACGGCCCAAACGTGTTGTCGATTGCGCCGATAGACTTACAACACGAGATGTGAGGTACGATTGCCACGACGGAATGACCGGAGCGGCCGCGCGTGTAGTTCCTAGTCTGCATCCACGTCTTCTGCATCGGGCTCACCTGCCCCCATCGCGTCTGTTTCCTCGCTGCCCATCTCGGGCATGTCGTCACGCATCATCGTCATCAACTCCGAACACGTGTTCCAAAGCGCCTGACACCTCCGGATGGTCGGCGTTCCAGATCTCGAGCATGGACTTCACTTCCATGATGATGAGTGCCGTGCAGATTGCGAGATAGCACGGTGACATGGGGAGGGACAGTCCACCCAGAAGGGCAACGTCGATGAAGAGCGCCGCAACCATGAGAAGGATGTTCTGCATCTTCCGGATGATGCCGTCACGGAACTTGTGGCTGGAAAACTCGTTGTGAAGGTGTGCCGACAAAGAGCCGGTAATGACATCGAGCAGCGTTAGCACCAGCGTAACGAGCGTCGCAACCTGTGCGCTTGTCTCCTGAATCGGTGATGCCATGATCTCGAGAAGTTCGCCCATGATGCGCACCTTAGAACAGACGGATCATGTGATAGACCGGAGCGCCGCCCGTCTGCGACGTGCAGATGAGCGCGTTTCCCGTGTGGTTGAACGTGATGTTGCTTAGCCCAGATTGGACGAAAACGTTCTGCGCGCCCTGTGGCACAATGGCAATGCCGTTAAGACCTGGCGTGCTGTTGTGCGTGGCGATGAGAAGATAGGTCTCGCCGCTCTCGAGCGGAATAGTTGTTGAGGTCGCTGATCCGGGGTAGTTGGTGCAATAGGTCTCAAATGGCAGCTGTCCGGTGATGGTGCTCGCGTCGATGCTGTTCTCAAGCGCACCAACTCGGCTGGTAAGACCAGAGATAGCATTGTTGGCCACGGATGCTGAGTTGAGTGCCGCGCTTGCGTCCGTTGCCGCCTGGGTCGCGGTGGCGTTCGCGCTGCTTGCGGTGGCGCTCGCTTGGGATGCGGAACTCTCCGCATTGTTTGCAGCGGTAAGGGCTGATGCCGCGGAGTTGAGCGCGACTTGTGCATCCTGTGCCGCCTGGTTGACGCCCGCCGCCGCGCTCGCCGCCGTGTTGGCGATGGTATTCAATGCTGCGTCAATCTTCACCATGCTTCCGTTGTACTGGTCGCGGAGGTCGGGAACGTCCGTGCTCTCATACGTCTCGAGCTGATAATACGTGGTCTGTCCTGCCATGATGCATCAATCCTTTCTAGTAGGGATAGCCGTTAGCTCGCGCACCGTGCGCGGCAATCGTGCCTGTCTCGCTGTACGTCCTTGCATACGATGCCATGCCAAAGACGTTGAGCCCGGAACTTGCGAGCGCCTGGACTGTCATAAGTCGGTTGATGCCCTCGCCCAGCTCGCCGACGCTTGCGCCGTGGAGAGCGCACGTGTCCTTGTGCGCAAGCCTTACGGCCTGCTTGCTAGGAAGCTCGCCGCCCGCCTGACAAGACCAGAGAGAACCATACTTGGCGATGACATCGACGGAATCCAGAATGTCCTGCTTCATCGTCGCAAGCGTGACAAGCATTTGCGCCTGGTAGTCCGAGAGGGTCTTGTCCTGTTTTGCGTTCTCGCTGTCAACGTAGCCAATTGACGCCTCCTGCGACATGTGATAGTAGAGCCACATGATCTGGTCTTGTGGCGTCATCATCTCGCCGAACGTGCGCTTGGTCACGTCGTAGAACGGCATCGTGGGGATTCCGGCGTTGTAGATGCTCATGATGCTCCTTCCTCTCTAGTTGATTCTATCATTCCAGACCTGGACAAACAGCGGTTCCAACCGGTCAAACACGATGAGGTCGGCGTTGTTGATGCCGTCTATCCAAATCTCGGCGGCCGCCACGAGGGTACCGGCTTGCGTCTTCGTTCTCGTGACATAGTGAGAGTTGCTAGTCCTGCTCGCGTCCGCGCTCGCGCTCGTGACGTTGCCGGTAAGCGTGGTTGCGTAATCGTCATGCCCACCCACGAGCTGGACTTGTGGCGTGTCGGAGAACACCTGTTTGGAGTCACCGGTGCTCTTGCTCGTCTCCGCTCCGGTGCCAGTGCTGTTGCCGCTCGTCTCGGAGATGACAAAGAAGGGGTCTTCATCCCGCAGGGCCTCGTAGAGACGGTTGATTTGCGGCATTTGCTCCGACATCTTGCGGTTGAGGTAGAAGAGCGCCTTCTGTGGCGTGTCGGCCGAAAACTCACGGAACCAGAAGTGCTCCTGAATCTTGCGGTTCAGAATGTCCCGATACGCTTCATCGAAGATGGGATAGTCCTTCAACCCTATGTCGTAGCCGTAGCCCTCCACGATGTCTCTCATCGTGTAGAAGACATAAGGATAGTAAGGGTCGTTCTCGATGGTGCCAAAGCCGTTGAGCCATGCCATGTCTACCACTCCCCGCCTGCATCGGTGGGCATCTGCTCGTACTCGTGTCCGATAGACCATCTAACGGAGATGTTCAGCCCGAATATCTCGTTTGCCCTATCACAGAACTGTTGGCGTGCCTTTAGCCTGGACATGCGCATAACCGCGATTTGCTCGTTGTTGGACAAGACCTCCGCCGTCTGCACCCTCTCGCGCTTGTCGTTCTGCTGGTTGTCGATGCCCAGAAGCGTGTAGGCTTCCCCGATGATTGCCTTCTTGTCCTGAATGAGCTTGTCACCGACGTATGGAACCTGCATGTTGAGCACATTGAGCGTCGTGTTCTGCATCGCGTTTCGGTTGACATAGATTGCCGGCTCACCGTCTTTGATGTTGCTGAACATCGCACGTGCTCCGCGCTGCCCTTCTTCGTCAACCTCGATGATGAAGGGGTGACGCTGTGCCATGGTGTGCAGGTCGAATGTGCGGTCAATCTCGGCTATCTTTCGCGCATAGACGTCGATGGGGTTGAATAGCGGGATTCTCGACATCGAATCCCAGCATATCGCACAATCAGCCGGATGGATGATTGGAGGAAGGCCGCTCTTCGTACCTGTGAGGTCGACGTGCTCGCTCGCGTAGCGCGTCCAATAGTCACCATTCTGCGAGATGAGACGTACCTTGCAGGGGTTGCCGTAGATGTCCAACTTTCCCTCCGGCGTCGCAGGTGCCGCCACGTAATCGGGAAACGTATTGCCCAGGACGTCTACGACGTTGCTCTGCCTGCGCGTGAGTGCCATGTTGCCGCGAAAGAAGATCATCTTTTCGAAGTAGTCCGGTGGGATGGAATCGGGAAGACCTTCCCACGTGAAGCAGGATATGGCCGCTTCGATGAAGCGGTTGAGCCATACGCTATAGGTTCGCAGGTTGAGCAAATCCGCCTGATAGCGGCTTGCGTATGACTTGCCCAGCATCATGATTTCCGGCGGGATGTAGACCGGCTCATTGGACTTTGCCATTTAGTAGCTCCAATCGGTCTTGTTTTCGTCTACTGTGTTGGACTCAAGCGATGGGCTACCGATGTAGTTTGGGTTGCCCCAGACGGTCGTGCCGCGCTCGAGAATGCCTTTGATGGTCATGAGCTCATCATTGCTCGCGTAGGGATTCTGCAGGTAGCATTCCCGCATCTTCCAATACGAGAAACGCGACATGCACTTAAGCGCCGACATGGGCTTGAAAGAAGACGGCAAGAACTCGTTGACCTGGTATCCGTAGCGACTCCAAAAGTCGCTCACGCGCTCCTGTGCCGCTCGAGTCATCATCTTGAAGTTGATCGTGACGTTGTAAAGGCCGTTGGACTGTGCGAGGACATCGCCGCCCGTCTGCCCTGCCTGCGACGGTGGAAGCAACGCCGCATCCTGAACCGCGCTGTTGATTGACTTGATGGCCATTTCGTAGTCGCCGCTTGCCGCTGCGCGTGCCAGCTCATAGTTTGAGCTTGCCACGTATTGCGACTGTGCGAGAGAGTTGTTGAATTGCTGGTTAGAGCTTGCGTACTGTGCCTGTCCCATGGCAGCGTTTACGAGGGTAGTGGCAGCGCCCATCGCAGCGCCGCCGATGTTGCCCGCGGCGAGTTGCCCACCCGCTCCAATCAAACCAGATGCGAAATTGACGTTAAGACCTAGGCGCGTCATGTCGTTTTGCAAATTCCTGTTAGCGCGTTCCGTGGCGAAAGCGCCTTGCGCCTGCTCGTAGGAGAGTTGTGTTGCCATGTTGGTTCGCGCAAGTCCCCAGCCCGCCGCCTCGTAGGAATATGCGCGGCTGTGTGCCGTCGATGCCATGTACGATATGTATGAGTTGTTCACAATCGAGAACATCGGGAAATCGGACACCCACAGCGCGTTTTGCAGCGCTTCGTTCATGGGAAGCGATGTCGTATGGTCGATGTTGTTAAGGTCTTTCCATGCGACGGAATAAAAACCGCTGGTGCCTGTCCCACCGTAGTTCCACGGTGCAATGCCGATTCTAGCGAACGGATAAAGCGCACAACAAATCGAGTAGAGAACAAGCGTGTTCCATCCAAGGTATTGCGGCTTGAGCAGGATTGAAGATCCGGTGTTCGCCGTGATCTCGATGAAGCTGTATGGAAAGATGCAGAGCTTGTCATGCTTGACCGACGATGAAATCTTGGACTTCATGCGCTCAAAGATGCCAGTGACTCTGGCAAACTCATTTGAACCACTGTAGCCGATTCTATACGCCTGTACGCCGTTCAGCGTTACGGGCGTGGTGTGTTCAACGAACGACTTTGGGAACGAGTAGGCTGCGATGATGCATTGTGTCACCCACGGATACTGTCGCATCGTGGCAAGCCAACTAAGCCAACTTGTCGCGTCAAATGCGTACACGTCACAAGAAGAGGGCACGTTGTCAACAAGGGTACCTTGTGCCGTCTTGAGGTTAGGCGCGTTGATGGTGCCTGGATCCGCCGTGAGGTCTGCCGTTGAGATAACGATAACGTAGTAGCCGTCCTCTGAGATGGAGATGCATTCGGTATCGACGGTGACGTAGTCGGAGCCGACGTCAAGACCCTCGGGCACATCGAGATAGCGCCGCATGGCATACATATAGTTCTGGATCTGCTTCGTCTCACGATAGGCAGCGTTTGCCATGGCAACGTGTCCGCGCTCTATGAAGCA